GTCTGACTTACTTAAGGTTGAGGCTTGGAAAGAAAAGATATTACTTTATAAAGATGCGGTAAGTGACCCAGGAAATGGTATATCTGCAGTATCACACACATGGGCTAAGAAAACAATTTTAGGTATGTCTGATGAAGAGGTTAAACTTGATTTACAACAACAACGTTTTGAAAAGGCGATTGCTAATGAATTGGAAACGACATCAGAAGTGATAAAGAAAACAGGTATCTTTACAAATATAGATGAATTATACGGAGACCCTGATGCCCCTGAACCTACAGGTGATGTGGATGATGGTTCTGATATGGGAGGTATGGGAGACACAGGTATGGATTCTCCAGCAACGGAAGAACCTGTTGACGATATCCCAATGGATACTGATGCTGGTGAATTAGGTGAGAGTAATACCGAAGAAGATTTATCCATTATATTAGAAACTAAGGACTTTGGTGTCCCTAAAAAATTAAATCTAATGAAGGGTCAAGAAGTGACTACTGAATTAGAAAAAAAGCTTAAAAATATCTTAGGAGAGTAATTAATACAAACTTTAAGATATTTATTAGTAAACACATTGTAATATGATTGCTTTAGGAAAATTAAGACAACAGGTTTATACTCGCTTAGCCGAAGAATATACAAAGAAAGAATCGTTTAAGAAAACGTTTAATTCTATAATGACAGTATTAAATGAAAACAAATCTCTTAATAAGGTTTTTAACATTTATACAGATTTCGAAACTAGACACATTTCTAGTAAAGAAATTGCTTCAGAGTTTATTATTGAGGCAGTAAATGAAATCAAATCTTTAATGACTAAAGATTATGTTTCAGGGGTTAAGAAACTTTCTACGTTGGTTGGTCAAGTAAAATGTAATGAGAATGAAACTACAAAACATTTAGATATTTTAGTTCACAATCACGGTTACGAAACATTAGTGGAACGTATCGAGTCAAAGAATACTTTAGTTGGTATTTTAACCGAACCTAAAGAGATTAAGGAGTCTACTAATCCTGTAACACAATCAATATTATCTTCTTTATTGGTAACTAAATTTAATGACAAATTTTCGGTAATGACTGAATCTGAGAAAGAAAAGTTTAAGAAATATACTGACATGAATACGTCAGAAGTTAATGATATAGTTACTGAATTAAAAACACAACTTAGAGAGTCAATTAATGAATTGAAGTCTAATGTTGAATTAAAAGAGATTGTTTTAGAAGTTGAAAAGAAAGTAGACGAGAGTGGTTCTGATTTATTATCTTTAGTAAAATTAGAACAACTTAAAGAAAGTTTATCTTAAAACTCTTCTCTATCACTTTTAGCTTGTAGGTATACTGCCTTAGATTTTTGTTTTCTTTTAATAGACGAAGGTTTTTCGTGATATCTATTTTCTCTTATTTGTTGTTGTTGTTTAACGTTACGAACTTTCCTTTTGTATCTCTTCAAGGCTCTTTCGATAGATTCATTTTTTCCTAATTTTATAATTAACATAGATTGTATTTAAATTCTTATTTATTATAAATATACGGAATATCTTTGTATTATACAATACTTCTAAAAAAAAGTAAGTTTTTTGACATGTAGGGTTATTTTTACTATAATATTATCAGGGACAATAAAAAGAAAAGATTATGATAATATATGAAATCAGGTAAATTCATAAATTTAAATGTTAATGAACAATTTAAATGTGGGTACGGAACTGTAGACTCAAAAAACTTAAAATCAATATACTCTAAAATAACCTGTTGGATTGAACCAACAAATAACGTAACTAATTGGAATACCGTAATAGGTGGTTTAAAACGTAAGATATCAGGTAAATTAACAGAAACTCTAAATATTACAGATAAATTTAAAAAGGATAGGTTTATTGTTGATTTAGATATTAGGGCGAGTGGATTAGAAAAAGGTAAGAAGTCTTTTATGAACTGTGAGATAACACTGTTTACAAATGGTAGTTATGAGATTAGAGACGTAGATTTTAAAACAGATGTTAATCACATAATAGAGAATATAATCGATAATTCGGTTATCCCCTATTCAAGTTTTACGTACTATAAAAGTAAGAGAGGTTAGTCCTCTCTTTTTTTATGCTCAAACTTTATAAATTTTTTCTTTGTATTAATATATTTATAGTATAGAAACATATGTAACATTATGAAAATATTGAACCAAAACGATACGAACACAAGAGGTATCCTTATAGAATATGACGCTGGTCATATAAAACCTTCTGAAAACAAATCAGTTATCAGAGAGATGAAGGAGATGAATAAAGATAACTTTGTGTTGTATGCGGTACTTCAAAAATACGATACCCCAAATAAAAACGGTAGAATCTACGGTGAAAGAATCCTAAAGAGAGAAACCGACAACTATAAAACATTAATAGAACAAGGAAGAGCGTTAGGTGAATTAAATCACCCTGAAACTTCTTTAGTCGATTTAGAGAGAACATCACACCGTATTACTGAGTGTTGGTGGGACGGTAAAATATTAATGGGTAAAGTTGAATTATTAACATCTGAAGCATTTAGGTCTACAGGACAGATTACGTGTATGGGTGATATCGCAGCGAATTTATTATTACACGGAGTCACATTAGGTATCTCATCAAGAGGTGTTGGGTCGTTAAAGAAATCAGGAGAATATAATGAAGTACAAGATGACTTCGAAATGGTTTGTTTTGATTTAGTATCATCACCATCTACACCAGGTGCATATCTATTCCAAGACGAGGGAGATAGAGAGAAATATGCTGAGTCTATAGATAAGAAAGAACCTACTATCACTGATAATAAGACACTAAACTTAATGAATAAATTAAACTCATTCTTAGGAAAATAAAAAAAAACTTAATATTTATTCGTTTGTAGTATGTTTTTTTCGTACTACAAATATATTTATATAAGTATAATAAAATAAATACATTAAAAAAACATAGAAAAAATGGCTAAATCAATCTTAGAAGAAGCATTACTTCAGGTGTCACAACTTGAGGAAGCGGTTAAGAACAACGCAAAAGAAATACTTGCATCTACAATGAAGCAAGAAATTGATGAGCTAGTAAGAGAATCTATGGAAGAACCTCAAGAGGACGTAGAAGCATCATTAGAGATGGAACCTACAGAAGAATTATCAGAAGAATCTACAGATGTAGAAGAAACTGAATTAGACGAACAATTTGAGGGGTCTGAAGATGAAGACGAATCTGAAGAATCAGATGACGACGAAATGGAAGACGAAGACGAAGACAACGATGACGATGAGTCAGAGGAGTTAGAAGACTTCGATTCTAAAGAAGAGTCAGAAGGGGAATCGGAATTCGGAGACATTGAAATGCCAACGTTAGAATTACCATCACTTGATGATGAGGAGGACGAGGTTATTGATATGACAGGCGCATCTGACGAAGAGATTCTAAAAGTCTTCAAATCCATGGGAGAAGAAGACGGTATCATCGTATCACAAGAAGAAGACGGAACTGTTCACTTAGAGGACGGAGATGACGAATACAGAATTGAAGTTAACGAATCTGAAGACGAATCGTCTGAAGAGGAAGTTGCTGAAGAGGAAGTTTCTGAATCAATGGACCCTATAGAAGAGTCGTCTGATGAAGAAGTAGTTTATGAAATCGAATTAGACGAAGAAGTGTCTGACGAAGAAGTTGCCGAAGAGGTTACTGAAACTGAAGAAATCACTGACGAGTCTGAGGAAGACGAAGAAACTCCTGAAGCTGATATGGAAGAGGCATCAAGAACTCACGCAGCTGACGCAAGAGTCCCTTCAAATCAAGGTAAAAAATATAAAGCAGGTCGTGCTGACTTAAGCGAAGATATTAAAACTTTGAAAACGAAGAACGGCGAATTAACTGAAGCCTTAAAGGTATTCAGAGACAAATTAAACGAAGTTGGAGTATTCAACGCAAACTTAGCATACGCTACGAGATTGTTTACGGAACACACAACTACGAAATCGGAGAAATTAAACATCTTAAAGAGATTTGACGGTATTGAAACGTTAAAAGAATCTAAGTCGTTATACAATTCGATTAAAAATGAATTAACTGCTTCAGATACAAAGTTAACTGAAACAGTTGTAAACAAAATTTCATCATCACCAAAATCAGGTTCATCTGAAAAATTAGTGGAGTCTAAAACTTATGAGAATCCACAGATTAGAAGAATCAAAGAGATGATGGGTATTGTTAAATAATAAAATAAATAAAATTAATATAAAACCAAATTAAAATGGGAGCATTATTAGAATCAGGATTAGTTGGTAACATCGGGTTAAAACACCTAAAAGTTATCAAAGAAGACACAATTAACAAATGGGACAAATTAGGATTTTTAGAAGGTCTTAACGGTCACCAAAAAGAGAACGTTGCACAGTTATTTGAAAACCAAGCATCGTACTTAATTAACGAGGCAGCTCACACGGATTCAGCAGGTTCATTCGAAACTGTAGTATTTCCAATCGTAAGAAGAGTATTCTCAAAATTATTAGCTAACGATATCGTATCGGTACAAGCTATGAACTTACCAATCGGTAAATTATTCTTCTTCGTACCAAAGGTACAAGATAGAAAAGAAGAAAATGATTTAGGTGTGAACGGTCACTATAAGCCATTCGGATATCCAGGTGGAAATGATATGCCTACATCAATGGCAGGATATGAAAATTCAAAGAATTTATATGATAGATTCTACGAAGATGGTACAACTAACTCAGGAATGTTTGATTACTCAAAAGGTGATTACATCCAAGGTTCTGTAACAGGTTCAGCAACTCCAGGAGAGGATTTAACTACATCAACACCATTAGCAGATGCAGTATCTAAAGTAAAATTAGACTTTAAAGGTTTCGAAGATAAAGGAGCTGGTAAATTACACGGACCAAACGGTCAAGAAGTAGATTCAGAAGAATTCTTAGCTTCATTAACAGTTAAATTAGAAGGTAAAGAAGTAGACTTTAGAGTAGTAACTCAGAAGTATGGTAAAGGTATCGTTGGAGGTTTAACTTCAAAGGATTCAGCAACTACACCAGGTGGTCAATTCCAACAAATATGTGATGCTGACGGTATCATACATTTAGAAGCAGATGTTGAAACATATGACGCAACAGAAGGATGGTCAGCACAAGTAGTTGATATTACAAAAATCAAAGTAGAGTGGAGACAATATTCTGATTTAGAATTTGAAGACGCTATCGGTGAGGTTTCTTTTGACTTAGAGTCAGTAACTGTATCTGTAACGGAAAGAAAATTAAGAGCATCTTGGTCACCAGAATTGGCACAAGACGTTTCTGCTTTCCATAACATCGATGCTGAAGCTGAATTAACGGCTTTATTATCTGAGCAAGTAGCTGCAGAAATCGATAGAGAAATCTTAAGAGACTTAAGAAAAGGTGCAGCATGGCAATTAAAGTGGGACTACAATGAGTGGAAATACGGTAACAATACTGGTGGTGTACCATCTGCATACGCAGGTTACACACAGAAAGATTGGAACCAAACGTTAATCACTAAGATTAACCAAGTTTCAGCACAAATCCACAAATCTACCTTAAGAGGTGGAGCTAACTGGATTGTTGTTTCTTCTGAAGTATCAGCAGTATTTGATGATTTAGAATACTTCCACGTATCTAACGCATCACCTGAACAAGATTCATACAACATGGGTATTGAAAAGGTAGGAACATTAGCAGGTAGATACCAAGTGTATAGAGACCCTTACTTCCCAGCAGGAAAAATCTTAATGGGACATAAAGGTACATCTTTATTAGACACAGGTTAT